ATAAGTATGGTAAACTCTACAATGACGCGTATGTTGTAATAGAGTCAAATGACCAAGGTACAGTAGTTTGTAATGGTTTGTATCAGGATATGGAATACGATAACATTCACATGGAAAGTGTTATCAAGGCAGACCGTATCGGGATTGAAATGAATAGAAAGGTGAAGAGACTTGGATGTACCGCAATCAAAGACTTACTTGAACACAAGAAACTAGAGATTGTAGATGAACATACGATACTAGAGATATCTACATTTACTTCTAGGAAGAGTTCATATGCCGCGTCAGATGGTAACCACGATGACTTGATGATGAACCTCGTGATGTTCGGTTACTTTGTATCGACACAATACTTCTCAGATATGACAGATATAAATCTAAAGGAGATGATGTTTGCGAAAAGAATGAAGGCAATAGAAGATGATGTTCCCCCTGTCGGATATATAGATGATGGACTTGACGAAAGTGGTACTCAACTACAAGAACAACAATGGCACAGTAGAACCACATGGGAACCCGTAGAGGAGTGGTAATCTGTAATATATTGTTTGTATAAATAGAAGTATTGAAACAAAAAACGTATTATGATAACTTATAATTAGATAACTATAAAGGAAAAGTAATGGCACTTTTTACACCCTCTGCTTCCCCTGCTGTAACTATAAAAGAAATTGACGTAACAGGCGTAGTCCCTAACGTTCAAACTTCTACAGGTGCAACTGTCGGGAATTTCGGATGGGGCCCAGTTGGCGTTGCAACACTAGTCTCAGATGAGACAGGTCTTGTTTCTGCATTCTCTGCGCCCACAGACGATAACACAGTGGATTTTCATTCCGCTGCATACTTCCTAAGATATTCTAACTCTCTCTATGTTGTTCGCGAACAAGATTCAGATGCAAAGAATGCCTTAGCACAAAACTCAAATCTAAACTTAAACGTTCAGACTATAAACACCCTAGATGCATTTGAAAATGCAACTATTGACTCCTCAGATGGAGCATTCATTGGGAAATATCCAGGCGCTCTAGGTAACTCAATAAAAGTTTCCGTAGTGGGCCCACATGATGATGTTTCAGGGTCAACAAACTTCAACTTATGGGCATATAAAGATAACTTCGATGGTGCCCCACAAACTTCATCTTTCGCTTCTGGTCTCAGTGCCAAGAATGACGAAATTCACATTGCAGTGATTGACAATGATGGACTTATTACAGGAACACCGAATACCGTTCTTGAAACTTTCCCATTCTTATCAGTTGCAAAAAATGCGAAGAAAGCTGATGGAACATCCAACTACTTCAAAGACGTATTGAAAAATAGGTCTCAGTGGGTATACGCTGGTGTAGGTCACACAGGTGACTCTGCAGGAGTATCCGACTTCATCGGTGCAAATTGGGGCGCAAACGCCGCAAGTGGTGTAGACCATAAATCAGACTTCGCTTGGTCAACAGCTCAGTCCGATTGGACAATGACTGGTGGTGTATCATCATCCTCACTCGGTACAGACGATGTACTAAGAGGGTTTGATAAGTTTGAAGACGTTGACAATATCGAAATAGATTTCCTTATTGCACCAGAATCACTTGCAGACGCAACCGCAACAACGATTGTGAATGACCTTATCGCTTCCGCAGAATCACGTAAAGATTGTGTTGCAGTTGCATCACCTTCACGTACTGCAGTTGTAACAACAGGTACTAACGCTGCTGTTCTCGCATGTAACAATACATACACCAAGTCAACATACTTCGTACAAGACAACAACTTCTTGAAAGTATATGATAAGTATAACGATAAGTATATCAGGATACCCGCCGCATCATCAACGGCAGGACTTATGGCGGCAACAGACTTAGTTGCGGCACGTTGGTTCTCACCCGCTGGTTCAAGACGTGGTAGATATCTTGGAATAACAGATATCGTTCTTTCTCCTACAAAGACAGAAAGAGATGCGTTATACAAAGTAGGTATCAACCCAATCGCAAATATTCCTGCAGAAGGAATTATGTTGTTCGGTGATAAAACAAACTCATCTAGACCATCTGCGTTCGACAGAATAAATGTTCGTAGGTTGTTCTTGGGTATAGAACGTGCAATAGGCGCGGCAGGAAGAAACGTAATGTTTGAATTCAATGACGAGTTTACTCGTGCAGAGTTCGTGAACATTGTGGAACCATTCCTACGCGAGATAAAAGGTCGTAGAGGTATCACGGACTTCCGTGTCGTATGTGACGCGACTAACAATCCTCCTAGTGTCGTTGAATCAAACAGATTTGTCGCGAGTATCTTCGTCAAACCCGCACACTCAATCAACTATGTAACATTGAACTTTGTTGCAGTTAGAACGGGTGTAGAGTTTGAAGAAGTCGTTGGCACAGTTTAAGGAGAATAGATAATGGCAATATTAGGCGTAGATGACTTCAAGTCCAAACTAAGAGGCGGTGGCGCAAGAAACAACCTCTTCAAGGCAACCATAAACTTCCCTGCGTATGCGGGTGGTGATGTGGAACTAACCTCTTTCTTATGTAAAGCGGCACAACTTCCTGCATCAACAATGGCAACACTTCCTGTTCCTTTCCGTGGTAGAGTACTTCAAATTGCGGGTGACCGTACATTTGCAGAGTGGTCTCCTACTATAATAAACGATACGGATTTCCAAATTCGTAACGCAATGGAAAGATGGATGAATGGTATGAATGGTCACTCCACAAATACAGGGTTGACAAACCCAGTGGATTATCAGGCAGACCTCATCGTTGAACAGTTAGACCGCGATGGTACTACTTTGAAGACATATAATTTCAGAGGTTGTTTCCCAACAGAAATCGCTGCAATCGATTTGGCGTATGAAACAAATGACCAAATAGAAGACTTTGGTGTTACTTTCCAGATTCAATATTGGGAATCTAATACAACATCATAATATTATAGTTAATCTGATTATAAGTATATGAATAGGGACGGGGTTATTCCCCGTCTCTTATACCGAAGGGAAATTAGAAATAGGAAAATATAATGGCAGAAGACAATAGTATTCTAAAACTATTTGGATTTGAACTCAAAAGAGCTAAGTCGGGTTCAGAACAAGACAAAGAAAAGAAATTAGAAAAACTGCGGTCAATAGTTGCGCCTGTCGATGATGACGGTGCGGGTTATATAACTGCGTCTGGTTCACACTATGGTCAATACCTTGACATGGATGGTGGACAGGCAAAAGACAATCATCAGTTAGTGATGAAGTATAGAGGTGTTGCATCTCACCCAGAAGTAGATGCCGCGATTGAAGATATCGTGAACGAATCAATAGTCGGAAGTGAACTCGAATCACCTGTGACTCTAAACCTAGACAAAATAGAAGCACCCAAGAATATCAAAACTCAAATGTTAGAAGAGTTCAGGGGTATTTGTAGTATGTTGAAGTTCAACGATTTGGGACATGACATATTCCGTTCATTCTATGTGGATGGTAGAGTATACTTCCACCTTGTTGCAGACGAGAAGAATTTGAAGTTAGGTATCCAAGAGATACGTCCTATTGACGCTGCAAAAATCCGTAAGGTAAAAGAAGTAAAATATAAAGAAGACCGACAAAGTGGTGCAAAGGTCGTTGAAAAAATAAAAGAGTTTTATATATTCCAAGACAAGTCGGGTCAACTCAATGGTGTAAAACTTTCACCCGACTCAATATCTTATGTGACATCAGGACTACTTGACCCCAGTAAGAAACAGGTCGTGTCCTATTTACATAAGGCATTGAAACCTATCAACCAACTTCGTATGTTGGAAGACAGTCTGGTAATTTATCGCCTTGCGCGTGCCCCTGAGAGACGTATATTCTATATTGACGTGGGTAACATGCCACGCAATAAATCAGAGGCGTACATGAAAGACATAATGTCTCGTTATAGAAACAAGTTAGTCTATGATGCGAGTACAGGTAATCTAAAAGATGACCGTAAACATATGTCTATGTTAGAAGACTTCTGGTTACCAAGACGTGAAGGTGGTAGGGGTACAGAGATTACTACACTTCCTGGCGGAGAGAACCTCGGACAGATTGATGACATCGTATACTTCCAGAAGAGAATGTATAGGTCATTGAATGTGCCACTCAACAGACTAGAACAAGAGGCACAGTTCTCTCTTGGTAGGTCTACGGAAATAAATCGTGATGAAGTCAAGTTCCAAAAGTTCATTGATAGATTACGCAAAAGATTTTCAATGTTGTTCACTGGTATACTAAAGAAACAACTCGTTCTCAAAGGTATTATCACTGACCAAGATTGGGAGAGTTGGAAGAACGACATTCAGGTTGACTTCCAAAGAGATAACCATTTCGTGGAATTGAAGAATTCTGAGATACTACAAGAACGTATCGCTACACTTGACCAAGTGTCACAGTATGTGGGTGAGTACTTCTCACGCGAATGGGTTATGAAGAATGTTATGATGATGAATGACGAAGACATCAAAAACATGCAAGACCAAGTGAAGGGTGAGAACGCTGTAGAAGACGACGAACCCGAACAAGACAATAACAAACAAGGAAATT